CGAGATGAACAGCACCGTGCCGTCCGGCTCCAGCACGTCGCCGCCGGAACCGGGTTCCAGAACGGGCGGGGGCGCGTTGCGGTCGAGTTTCTCGGGGGCGACGAACGGGACGCGCCCGGCCTTCGCTTCGACGCCGGGAATGACCTGCTCCTGGGCCGGGGGCTCGGGCGGGTCTTCGGGTTGGTTGCTGAAGTCGGGGATCGTGGCCTTACCGACCACGATGACTTCGGTCTCGGGGGCTGTCTCCGCGATCTGCACGACCGGCGGCGCGGCCGGAAGAGACGGCGGAGAGACACGCTGAAGCGTGTCGGGTTCGCTCAGGCTTTCGAGGGGCGAGGGGTCGACCGGCTTGGGCTTGTTGGCCATCGGGGTAGCTCCATGGATGGTGTTGCCAAGCCCCTGATAGACACCAGGGGCGGGGCTATTATACCCCACCCCTGGCTCCCCCTCCACCCTGGAGCTAACCCCAGGCCGGACCCGTTAGGCGACCTGCTGCCACCCGAGGATCAGCGCGTGCGTCTTCTCCTGGAGAAGCTCCAGGCCGCACTCGGTCAGGTACTCGTCCACGACACCGTCGATGCCGGGGGACTGGCGGTCCTTCAGCAGGACCGTGTCCTGGACATAGCGGTAGCGCAGGTCCGCCGTGTCGACGATCAGCATCATGTCCTCGGCACCGCTGATCTGCCGGAACATCGGATGCGTCTTGACCATCAGCCGGCCGGCGAACGTGTCGTAGGCCGTGAAGGTCATGCCGTAGGTGCCGCCGCCGTTCATCATGGCGATCTGCCACCGGTCCTTCGCCATGCGCTGGAGAAGGTCGGCGACGCGCCAGCCGACGATGGCCAGCTTGCTGCTGGACCCGTAGGCAAACGCGTACTGCGCCAGGAAGGCGTCGAAGTCCTGCTCGGTCAGCGTGTTCGGCGTGGACGCCGCCGCGAGATCGAGCACGTTGGTCGAGAGGGCCGAGATCAGCCCGCCCGTGTAGCGTTCCGGCTCGCCGTTGGAACCGGTGATGCTGTCGTAGCGGCCCCACAGGAAGGCGCGCTCCATGGCCATCATGTGGTGCTTCAGGCTGTCGCGGGCCTTCTCCTTGTACTGGTCGCCAGTACGGAAGTTGGTCTGCATCGCCGTGCGGGTGATCTTCACCGGATCGCGGAAAATCTGGCAGTGGTTGGTCGTGCTCGCCGCGTTGTGCTGCACGGCCTCCGGGGTATCCGCGCCTTCCGGGTTGGAGTTGCCAACCATGAAGAACACGTCGTTGGCGTTGATCGCCTGACCGGTGCCGCTCTGGCCGACGCCGCGCGTGACGTTCAGCGTGGTCGGCGTCGGCTTCGACGTGACCTTCAGGACTTCACCCGTGCGGTAGTTGCGGATCAGCATCCCGGCGCGGAAGAACGACAGGTCGTCGCTCGACACGGCGGTGATGACGGTCGCGGCGGCGAGCGCCGAACCGGAGTGCAGGAAGGTGAACCCCGGCAAGTCCTTGCGGAAGTTGTGGTAGACCGGGTCGTCGGTGCTCTCCGAAGCGAGCATCGCGAGCATCGCGGTCAGCGGCGCGGAACCGTTCGGCTCCAGCAGCAGATACTTCTCGCGCCAGTTTTCGGGACGGTGGTCGGCCGGGAAGTCACCCGTGCCAAGCATGCCAAGCAAAGCGGCCATGGAAATCTCCAGTGTGAACACGAAGAGGACGTAGCTGGCTAGGCCAGCGGACATCCCGCTTCCCTCGTGTTGCTCCCGGAGGGCTTGGGTTCGGTCGGTAGCCGCGCCGCAGCGTGGTCCGAGGAACCGCTTAGCCGAAGGGTTGGCATACAGGTATGCGGTTGAGCGTTAACCTAAGCTACAGCTTGTGCGGCTGTCAAACGAAAAGGGGCGAGGATCGCTCCCCGCCCCCGCCGGCCCCGGCCCTGCTAGAGAGTGCGCAGCATCTCGTCGTTGAAGGTCTTCGTCGACGAGCCCGTGCTGCCCGGCGCGCCGCCGGTCCCACGCGCGGAGACAGTGTCGCCACCCGCGCGCCCGGCGCGCTGACGGGCTTCGGCATCCATCTCGGCCTGGGTCTTGATCGCGGCCGTTCCCTTGCGCTCCATCGCGAAGCGATTGATCGCGTAGGTCACGGCGTTCGGATCGGTCTGGATGCGGGTCTTGAAGCCGGGGAACACCTTGTCGGTCTCGTCGACAAACGCCTGGAAGTCGGTGTAGTCGTCGTCCGTCAGGTTGTTCTTGTCTCGCGCCGCGACCGCAGCGGTGTTGACCGCGTCGGCCTGCGCCTTCATCCCGCGCAACCGTTCGCCATTCGCCAGCTTCTCGATCTGCGCCTGCAACGTCGGCAGGGTGCCGGCGACTGCCGCGACGCTGTTCGAGTTCTTGGCGATGTTGGTCATCATCGCCTTGAAAGCCGGCGTCAGAACGATGCCGTTCTCTTTCTCGAAGTCGGCGAGCGCCGCGTTGACATCGACGTTGCCGGCGCTCTGGGCAGCGGCAGGGTCGATCTGCTCTCCGCCGTTCGGCGCGGCGGCGCGGGCGTTGGCACCGGTCTGCTTCTCGCTGAGCGCCTGGAGCCCGGCCACGATGGTGTTCAGGAACACCTGCGGGTCATTGACGCCGATGCGCTGCATCAACTGCTCGGTCCCGTCGATCACAGGCTTGAGCGCGGTGTGCTTGTCCTGCAAGGCGAGCCCCTGCTGGATCAGATTGCGCGCGGCCTCGGTGTCGTACTCGCGATCCGCACCCTTGAACTTGACCACGATCTTGCCGTTGGCAGCGGCCGGCGCACCGCCATCGGCTGGCTTCGCGGCGTCACCCTGCGAGCCAGACGGATTGCCGCCGTCACCGCTCTGCCCACGCGGGTTGGTGGCCTTCATGCCGGCCGGCTTCGACAGATCGGAGCCCCACTCGGCGAACCGCTTGTCGGTCGCAGAGGCATTGCCCTCGGTCTTGGGCGGCGAACTCGGCGTCGCGGTGCCCGGCGGATTCTTGGCGTTCGTCACAGCAGCTTCGGTGGGAGGGGTAGTAGCCATCGTTATTCTCCGTCATCCTCCTGCGCGTTGGTTGCCGCCATCATTTCCTCGTTGGCCTTGACCTGATCGAGAAGAGACTTTGGCAACCCACGAACGGTGCGGATCATACTGTAAGCGCCCCCGGCTACGCGAAGGTGTGCATCGGGGGCACCCTTCAACGCTTCCATGTTTCCGAGGACAGCGAGGGCGTTGTCCTCTTGCTCCTTCAGTGCCGCCGTGAAGAGACGCCAGAACACGTTGCTCTGGATCGCCTCGAACGCGACAAGAAGCTCTGCGTGCGTGATCTTCTTGCTCATTGCATGTACTGCGGGAAGTTACTCGGGAGCGGCGGGCCGGGCAGCAACCCTTCGGGGATCGCACCGCCGGCCTCGGCTTGCGCAACGCTGGCGGGGGCGACGTCACCCTTCTCCAGCATGCGCGCGGCTTCCTCGTCACGCACGCAGTTCTTCTGCAACGGCGTGTTGGCAAGCTGGCCCTGCTGCTGGATTTGCGCAGCCTTGAGCGCAGCCCGCGCGTCAGGCGTGCTCGCCAGCGGGGCCTGTCCGCCATCGGGATACTTGAACGGCGTCGTGTCTTCGATGCCCCAGGTATTGGCGAGCCGCTCGACCAGCGCGTCCACATTCCAGCTACGAGCAAGCCCGGCTTGCTGTGCCTGGACAAGCATCTCGATGGCGCGGCGGATGTTGTCCGCATTCTCGGTCGGAGAGACAGGCAGCGTGCCATCGACGATCAGATAGTCATAGGCACCCTGGATGTCGTTGCGCGCCCACTGCACCCAGCCGTCACGCGCGTTCTTGTTGAACGGAGACGGAAGCTGAATGTGCCCGCCGTCGACACCGAACTCCTGAAGGTTCGAGACCATCTGGAGAACCATCGGACGAACCGTGGTTGAACTCATGAGCCGCGCGTTCATGCCCAGGCGTTGCTGCCCCAGCGCGGTGATGCGCGCGATCTCGGTCGCGGTGCGCTGTGTCTCGCTCTGCACACCCTGCGCGGTGTCGTTCGCAGCGGAGACACGCTGCATCAAGTCTCCGGTGTTCGACATATCGTTCCAGAAGCCGCGCGTCGCATCCTCGACGGCGATGGGCATGACGCCCTCTTTCGGGTTCTGCCCCGACAGCGTGCGGATCAAACGCGCGGCGTTCGGCTGGAGGATGTCGAGCACGTTGACCTTCGTCGGATCGACGATCAACCGGCTCTGGATCAAGGCCTGCACGTTCTCGACGCGCGAGCGCAGGAGCCAATCCTGGAAGCGCTGAAGCGGCATGATCAAGTCGTAGGTGCCGCTCATGAAGGTCTTATGCGCGTCGTAGCCGGCGCTGCCGAAGATCACCGGGATTTGGTTGTGCATGAACGGCGTGCGGTCGAAGAGCAGGATGTGCTCTTCATCCGCGACCACGATGCGATAGAGCCCGAACGGCGCGGGGATACCCACCATCGTCGGGTCGAGCCAGATATACAGCGAGTTGATCGTGTGCAGCGCGCCAAGCTGGAAGCGCGCGGCGTTGCCGCTGACCGGATCGAGCGTCTGGTCAATCGACTGCCCGCGAATGCTGTCTCTGATTTCCAGGTTGCAGCGCCAGGACGACCGCTTGTTGTTGCCGCGCGACTGCTTCAGCTTGTGAAGGTTCTGGTACATCTTCCGCCGAAACAGCGCGCTCAAGCTCGACGTCGTGCGCCAGCCCATGAACTCGCTCTCGTGACGGTTCTGCGATGTCGTGCGCGGATCGGGGAAGAAATTCCACGGGTCGATGTTGACCGGCACGTTGCCGCCGTCACCCCAGAAGATGGCGGTCGGGCACATACCATAGCGATTGTTGTCGAGCGCCATCTGATAGAGGCGAGCCTCGAAGCCGATGCGGCGCATGTTGGCGTGCAACTCGGTCTCGATAATCTTGGCCGACTGCCGCGTACCGCGCTTGCCGATGGGCTCGATGCGAAACGCTGGATTGCCGCCGAACACGGCCAGCATGTAAGTGGCTTGCGTGTCGCTGATCGCACGGCTGTACGGGGTCATGATCGTGTCGACGAGGCGGGGCTTCATCCCTCGGCGCGTCTTCACGTTGGATTTCTTGGCTTCGCTCAGCTTCGACGTCGGCACATAGACATCGTGCGCGATCTCAGCTTCCTGCCAGTGATTGTAACGCTCTTCGATGGAGGCGTGCGACATATCGAAACATGCCTGCACCAGATCAACGAGGTCTTTCTCCATCTCGTCGCTGAGAAACTCGGCGGCGTTCTGGTTGTGATTTAGCGCATTGGCGCAGTTGGCTGGCGTCCGGTGCTCGGCCTCGGGGACATAAGAGACAACATGCACCGTGCTGCGCTCGCCCTCGACGCGCTCGCGCTCGATGGTCTGCTCCGCCTTGTCGACCTTGGCCTGCGTCAGCTTGGCTTCGATCTCCGGTGCGGGGGCCGTGCCCCACATCGGCATGTCGTCTGTCTCGCCCTCGGCGGCATCCTCGGCCGCGTCGTTCGTCTCTGTCTCTTCAGGCTCTTCGACCTCGGCTCCCATCGGGTTGACCGCGCTCTGGAGCGCGACCTCCCGCATGCCGTCGAAGTCCGCCGTCAGCGTCGTCTGCAACTCGGCGGCACGGTCGGGACCGCCGACCGGATAGGGCACGCGTGTCTCCACGTTCGGAAACGCAAAGGTGCGTGCATCTACGCGGTCAGCACGAGGATCGGTCGGCGTGGTCTTGCTGCCACGACGATAGCCGTCCGTGCCTCGTCCCTTCCGTGCCGCCATAGTTGCTGCTCCCCAGCTAGGCTTAGCTGATCGTCGCGCTGTTGCTGGCGACGATGTACCACTTGCCGGCACCGGTCGTGTAGTTCTCCACGACCCAGCGCAGCAGCGCGCTGTCGCCGACCGCGTTGAACACGATGCTGGTCGGCGCGCCCCGGATGTTCGACGAGACCGGCGAGATCGTCACGTCGTCCGCGCCCGGCCGCGCCTGCAACGCGAGGAAGACCATCTCGTTGTCGACCTCGCCGTCCGCCAGCGACATCGCGATGGCGTTCGCGGTCGTGTCGAACAGGAGGACGCTCGCGCCACGCGGCATGGTCGGGGCAGCGGTGGTCAAAATCTGCGTGTTCTTCGCAGAGTTCAGCACCGGGATGCCGCTGTTCGAGAGGCCCAGGCCGGCGTTGCGGTCGCCGCCCGCCGCCGCGCCAAGCAGCGTCGAGCCGGCCGAAGCCGGAATGGGCGTCATCACCAGAGGGAAGTTGCGGTCGTTTGCCATGATGTAGATGTCCTTCTATGCGAGTTGCTGAAGCTGGGCAGCGGGCCGGCTTACGCCAGCGTGCAGCCCTGGTTGGAGGCGACGATCCAGCGGGCGATGCCGGAACCCCACCGAAGCAGCACGGCATCACCGATGGTGTTGAAGGTGATCGTCGTGTAGCCCATGAGCGCGGTCGGCGTCAGCACGTAGTTGCCGGCCCCGCCCTTGGTCTCCATGTAGATCAGCTTCTCGAAGTTGCCGAGGCCCGAGGGGCTCATGTTGGCGAGCGTGATCGCCACATCGACGCCGCTCGACGTCTGGAGACGAGTCACCTTGCGGTTCGGCGTGAGCGCGCCAGCCCCGGTGATCGTCTCGTCCGTCGTGTCGATGGCGATGTCATCGGGCTTGCCGCCCATCCCGGAAGGGCTGCGCCAGTCGAAGGTGCACACGGTGCGCCACACGCCCGAGCCGAGCGGCTCGGTGGCCGTGGTCACCTTCTTGATCATGAGCTGGTGGGCGGTCATGAGCGGTTGTAAATCTTGAGGGCG